AATTTGTAACTCGCACTTCGTCTGAACTGTTCAATGGAAAGCGTGTGGTCATTTTTAGTCTGCCTGGTGCTTTCACTCCTACTTGCAGTGCCTATCAGCTTCCTGGATTCGAAGAGAAATACGACGACTTTATTGGTCTTGGCATCGACGATATTTACTGCCTCTCTGTTAATGATGGGTTTGTGATGAATGCCTGGGCACAAGACCAGAACATTGAAAAAGTCAAACTCATTCCAGACGGTAATGCATATTTCACACGTTCTATGGGTATGCTTGTCAATAAGTCTAACCTTGGTTTCGGTGATCGCTCTTGGCGTTATGCTGCAGTCGTGGATAACGGAATCATCGAAAAACTATTCGTTGAAGTGGGGCAACGTGACAATGCAGACACAGATCCTTACGAAGAGACTACTCCAGAAAATGTTTTTGAATATGTGAAATCTACAGTTCGAGAAACTGTTACTGCTTGAAAATAAACAAAGCGCCCAAAAAGGCGCTTTTTTTATAAATATCTGAGTGTTTAGAGTAATATCCAATGACCTTAGATCTTCATAACTTTTTTAAGTATTATGATGATGGTAATGCAAATCATGTAGCAGCAGTACAGTGGTTAGAGGATAACCTTCCTGCTGAGTTTATGGATGACTCAGAGACTGAGTGGGTTTCAATTTTTAGAACTAAACCACCCACTCCAGAAGTTCTCGCAGTTCCATACTTCAATCAAGTAGACAACTACAGAGATGCACATAGGACTTGTAACTCTTCGTCATGTGCTATGTGTCTTGCTTTCCTCAAACCAGGAAGCATTAAAGGTGATGACGAATACGTTAAGAAAGTATTTGAGATTGGTGATACGACTGACCATGCGGTACAGACAAAGGTTCTGGCAGCTTATGGAGTTAAGTCACACTTTAGTTACAATCTTTCTTTTGCTGACATTGATAAGAGTCTTGATGCTGGGAAACCTGTTGTTATTGGTATCCTGCACAGGGGTTCTTTATCTGCACCTACTGGTGGGCACATGTGTGTTGTAATCGGAAAAACGCCAGACGGTAAAGGATACTATATCAATGATCCATATGGTTCACTCAATGATAACTATACTGGTCCCGTGACAAATGGTAAGAAGACCATTTACACCAAGGCAGTTCTTAAGCACCGTTGGTGTCCAGGAGGCAATGATGGGTGGGGAAGAATTTTCGATTAATTTTAAGAGAAAGATCTTACAGAGAATTAAAGATCTTACCAATCATGGTAAGCATGTAGAAGCAAATCAACTTTATCTAAAGTATTTCGGAGGTAACAATGGCAAGAATTGATTTACATAACTTTTTTAAATTTTATGATGAAAAGAATCCCAATCATGTTAAAGCAGTTCAATGGCTAGAGGATCATCTGCCAAATAAGTTTCTTGAGGATAATGTAGACTGGGCTGAAATTTATCGCGGAAAAAAGTCTAGTGCTGTAGGAGCATCTACAATAAATTCTGCTTCTGCTCCTGCAGCATCTTCTTCACCTGCTACAGTAGGTGGTGATGATGTTCCAATGATGGGAATTAAATTAATCAAGGAATTTGAAGGATGTCATTTATCGGCATATCCTGATCCTCTTACTGGTGGACTTCCAATTACAATTGGTTGGGGATCTACTAGAGATAAGAATGGACAACCATTCCAAATGGGTGATTCTATCACTCAAGCGGAAGCAGATGAACTTTTAATTACACAATGTAAAAATCAGTTCCTCCCTGCACTTCGTAAAATTCCACATTGGGGAGAAATGTCAGATGGAAAGAGGGGAGCTTTGCTCAGCTTTGCTTATAATCTTGGTGCCGGTTTTTACGGTGGTGATAACTTTAATACTATTACTAAACGCTTGAAGAATAAGGAGTGGGACTTAGTTCCCGATGCTCTTTATCTCTACCGCAATCCCGGTTCTAATGTTGAAGCAGGACTTGCTCGTAGAAGAAAGGCAGAAGGCGAAGCCTGGAAAAAAGGATAAATAGTAACAATCATAACTGATTCTTGATCTTAAATGGTCTGAATCTACATACTCCGAGTCCTCTGTGACTTGGTGAATACTTTACTTTTAAACAACTTTAGTTTGTTTCGTTTAGTACACACTGAGCCATAGAGGACTTTTTATGTCTTACGCTAAAAAGGCGCTTGCTGTAGCGTCTGCTCTTTTAATGGGAGCACCAACTGCATTTGCAGATACAATTTCTGGTACAGATTTTGAGACTGGGAATACTTCAGGATGGAATACTGGAACTCAAACAGGAACATTAGATAGCACAATCACAGGACAAGGAACAGGTGTTAGTGTTGTCGATAATCCAGTGATCTTCAATGCACCTTCTCACCCAGCAGTAGGAAGTCCAACTCTACAAGATGGATCTCCCAATCCTTATTATCAGCCAGCAGTAACCCCATCTACTTGGGAGTTTGGTCCTTATGGAACTGCTGGTGCTGCATTACAACCAAATGGTCAAGCAACATTTAACCAAGCAACAGAAGCACTTGGTTTAACACCAGAAGAAAATCAAGCAATCAAAGACCTTCTTATTCAACAACAGCAAGCATCTGGACTAGGAAATCCAACTCCTACTGATGCTGCTTGGATTACAAAGTCAGTTACCTTGGAAACTGGTAAAGTTTATACAATGTCTTGGAACTACATTGGAACTGATTATGTTCCTTTCAATGATGGTTCTATTACATCACTTGTTTATCAGGGAACAGGTTCATCTCCAACAGTAACAGTTAATAATCAACTTCAAAACTATGCTTTGCTTGGATTTACCAATCCTGGAACTGGTGACTATTCAACTGGAACTTATGGTTCTACTGGATGGCAGTATTCCACATATCAAGTAGGTGCTAATGGTGATTATCTCTTAGGATTTGCAGTATTCAATCTTGGAGATACTGCATTATCACCAGTTCTTTTGGTTGATAGTCAACCTGGAACTACAACACAGAACGGACAAACATTTACCCCTGTTGCCCCAAACAATCCAGATGCTCCTTCTGTTGATGAAGTAGCACCTACACCAGAACCTACACCTGATCCAACTCCAACTCCTGATCCTACACCAGAACCAACTCCTGATCCTACACCAGAACCAACTCCTGAACCTACACCAGAACCAGAACCTACTCCAGATCCAACACCAGCACCAGAACCTACTCCAGAACCAACTCCTACACCAGAACCCACTCCTGAATCAACTCCTGAACCTACACCTGAACCTACACCTGAACCAACTCCAGAACCACCAACATTATTAAACTCTGTAACTGTTCCTGCACCTGGACTTCCTGTTGTTTCTAAAACTGAAATAACACATAAAGCATCTGAAAAGGATGGAGTTCAAAAGATTAGAAGAAACTTTGAGACTACAACTGAAACTCCTTTATTGAGACAAGATACTTATAGTGATAACACTGTAGTTTATTCTTTACTTCTTTCTGTTGATACCAAGAATACTCATGATGTTCTTTCTGGACGCACAGATCAATACGATGTTTTAGATAAGATTGGTGGTGGATTACAAAATCTTTTTATCTATGAACCAACTGAGCCAACTACAGACAGAGTAAGAGTATTCAGCAACAACTATTATGCTTGGTCTTCTGGTGATTATGGATACTATGGTAAGTCCCTGATTATTGGTGGTGGATTAGAAATTGATATTAAACCAACTTGGACTATTGGTGGACAGTATAATAATGTGAATATTGATTTGGGTGGTGTTGATAGCACTTCTAAACTTCTTAAGAACCATTATGGTTTCTTCAATATGTTCCGTGGAAATACAACATCACTCTTAACAAATGTTGGTTTCTCACAGAACAAATATAATGTATCCAGAAATGTTCAGGGTATCTTTGGAAACGAAAGTTCAACACAAGGAAAAGAGTGGTTTGTTAATAACAGATTATTCTGGCATCTCAATAAGAACATAACTCCATTTGTTGGATATACTATTAGTAATTATCAAAGAGATGGTTTTACTGAAACTGGTTCTATTCAGTCCAGAAGAACTGTTGATGCTATAAACAAAACTTCACATTCTGGTGAGGTTGGTCTAAATATTTCACATCGTTTTGGTGGTAAGAAAAAGGATTTATTCGGCATAACTGTCGGTGGTTCTTATGAAACCAGCGGAATGATTGAGGCAAATGCTTCTGTTGATTATAAGGAAATGGTAGTTATTGAAGGAATTCATCAAATTAATGATGGGGTTTCTAACACAGCAGTATCTGCAAAGGTTAAATTTAAGTTCTAAAATCCTAAATATAAAAGACATCATCAAAAGGACTGATGGATACACCAAACAAAAGAGAAAAGTGTATGAGTACTGTTATTCGTATTGCGATTTTGGGTTGGTCTGCCGCTCTTCTTACTGCTAGTTATGCTGGGGCTCTATCTAAGATGGACCCCACTTTTATTGCTACTGTTTTCACCGCATCTGCTGCTACTTTCGGTATTAACACAATGAAGAAGGGTGGTGATGATGATGATGAAAAAAAGACCCAACCTAAAAGGGAGGAGTTCGTAGAAACACCTCCAACTCCAGTCGCTGAGGCGATTGTAGAATCCGTGGTTCATGAAACGATAACTGAAGATTCAGAGACTTCTCTTGAGGAAAGAGTTGAAGCACTTGAAGCAAAAGTTGATGAAGAAAAACCATACTCAAGAGGAGATCTGTGATGGGTAAACCAAAGAATAAAAAAAGCAAGTCTGCTAATGCTAAGCAGAATAGTGGAAATGCTACTGCTAAAAAAGCAAAGAATGGTGGAAAGAAAAAATGATTGAGTTTGTGACTTTGAGTATTGTTGGGCATGTGATAGTTGGACCTGATTTATGCAAAACAGATTTTTTAGGTGATAATCAAATATACACATTCACATACCCATGCCAAGAGAATGGAACACTCCAAAGAGGGAGTGTTGGAATGCTCCAATCCACAAAATACTCCAAGCAATAGACAATCACACCCGCCTCTATATGGAGACGGGTGATTTTTGGCATGAAGAACAGGCCCAGATCTTGAGAAAGTATGTAAAAGATTTGAAAGTCTGGATACACAAAGAAGAAGGATGGTGGAATGAATGAAAAAATTCATTGCAGCAATCGGAATAACTTTAACTTTAACTCTTCCTGCTTACGCAGATAAACTTTTAAACACTCAACCTACAGTAAGACCTTACAGTTTAGAGGCAATGGGTTGTATGATACTTTTGGAATGTACAGAAGGTATTGAAAAATTAACAGCAGAATCTGAATTTTTAAAAAATCAGGACTTCGATCCATTTAGAGAGGAAATTGTAAGAATTGTAACTGCTCTCAATAAACTTGAAGTCCCTGTTTATGTCGCACCAGAAAGATATTTTACTCCAAGAACAGTGGGATTATACAAACCAAATTATAATCGTTTCTTTATTAATGAAACTCTTCTTAAAGATCCAAGAGAATTTTTAGGAACACTTCGTCATGAGGGATGGCATACGGTTCAAGATTGTATGGGTGGTGGATTGAAGACTTCTTTTATGGCTCAGGTACATCAAGACTCAGAAATTCCTGCTTGGGTATTGAAATCAACTAGACTTACTTACGAATCTATGATGCAAAGTCGTGCAGTTCCTTGGGAGGCAGATGCAAATTGGGCAGAAGAACAATCAAATGTAACTGCTGAAAAGTTGGAGATGTGTACTCAAGGTCCATTGTGGGATCAAATTCGCCCAACTCCTTTGACTATGGATTGGTTGATTGGATGTGGATTTATGAAACCACAAGAAGGAAAGTATCCATACTATCCAAATAAAAAAGTAGAGTATTGCACTGAAGGTAAGTACTAAATACAATATAAGCAATATAAGAAATAATGAAATCTTTCAAACAATTTTTGTCAGAAAGTGTAACGATTGCTGGAGATTTCAACGGCAATCTTTATATCAATAGCTCAGAACCACAAGCACAACAAGTGGGTGAGGAATATGTTGCCGATGTAATGTGGAATGGAAATCTTTATAGATTAGAAATGGTAACAAAATCTGGAATTCCGACAAAGCAAGAACTTGGTGAACAAATTCAAAGAGAATATCCAGGGGCGATAGTTCATAACATTTATCCTGTGGAAGAAAAGAATTTTAATATTAAAAATTCTCAAAGATACCACCCTTCAAAATTAGAATGGATTGATTGACAATGGCTCAGTGGAATAAGACTACACAAGACTTCTTAAATCAGGAGAGAAGTCTTTTTGAAACTTTTAATATTGCAGATCACTGGGGAAACCAGACAGATTGGCGACCTCAGTTTTCCAACAATAACAGATTAAAAACTGCACCTTTCCAAACAGTTTTCTTCAATACTTTCCAGTATGGTAAAGAGACTGATGTTTGGGATGAGAGAATAGTTGGAGTTGGAACCGCAACTTGGAATCAATATTCCAGTAACATAATCATGCAAGTTGGTTCTACCGCTGGCAGCAAAGTTACTAGACAAACCAAGAATGTGATGAGATACATTCCTGGCAGACCAGCAACATTGGCATTTGCAATCAGATTGGAACAACCTCAAGTAGGTATTCGTAGAAGATTTGGATTATTTGACGATAATAATGGCGCTTACTTTGAGGATAATGGGGGTACATATTCTTATGTAATTCGTACTAGCACATCGGGAATTACTACAGAAATAAGAGTTGGTAGAGATGACTGGAATGGTGAAAAGTTTGATGGTAATGGTTGGACTGGTGTAACCGCAGATCCAACAAAACAACAGATGATTTCTATTAATTATGAGTGGTATGGTGCAGGAACAGTAGATTTTAATTGGTTGATGAAGGGAGAAACTATCAAGAGTCATACCTTTGATAACTCAAATAATCTCGATAAAGTTTGGTGTTCTAGTCCTTTTCTTCCAATTCGTTGCGAGATTGAGAATGTAACTGGTGTTGCAGGAACACATTACCTTTATCAAGGTTCTAATTCTCTGATTCAAGAAGGTGGTGCAGATAAACTTGGAACTCTTTTGAGTCAGTCTAATGGTATTACTGGCACTACAATGACACTTGCAAATACATTTTATCCTATTGTAAGTTTGCGTCTCAAATCATCTGCTCTCAATTCAGTAATGCTTGTAAGATCTCTACAAGCGGTAACTAATGATAATACTAATGTGTATTGGAAACTTTTGCAAAATGCAACATTGACTAATCCAAACTGGACAAATCACGCAGATGTAGATTCATTTGTTCAGTATGATACTTCTGCAACTGCACTTTCTGGTGGTAGAGATATTCTTTCTGGATTCGTGGTTTCTGGTGGTTCTAATTTGATAGAGATTGATAGACTTGCAGATTTACAGATTGGAAGATCTGGTATCGGAACAATTAGTGATACGATTACCCTTGCTTGTGCATCTCCAAACGTAAATAAAACAGCACTTGCAGTATTGAACTGGATTGAACAGAGATGAGTGAGTTTCCTTGGGGTGTTGTTATAATATTAACTTAAAATTAGCAAACGAGGAAATGAAAGATGAAGAACATTGCGATCATTCTATCAGCGACGAGTCTGGCAATTAGTGGAGCACTTTGTTATGGTGCTTATGTTACCTATAAAAAAGCAGAAGCAATCATTAACAACCCTGAGGAGTTTGTTGGAAAGGTTGTAGAAAATCAAGTCAACAAAGCATTTGAGAAACTACCTATTCCTAAAATAAATACTGAGAAGTTCAAATTACCATTCTAATGGATAAGGATCCTTATATTTACAGAATTAAGCAAGTTCTAAAGGTTGTAGATGGTGATACTATTGACGCTGCTATTGATCTTGGTTTTGATATCTCTCTTACTAAGCGAATTCGTCTTGCTGGTGTCGATACCCCAGAGAGCAGAACAACTGATGTGAAAGAAAAAACACTTGGTCTTGAAGTTAAAGAATGGCTCAAGAAAAAGTTAGAAGGACAAACTGATATTATTGTAAAAACAGAACTCCCAGATTCTACCGAAAAGTATGGTAGAATTCTGGGACATCTTTTTATTGG